GAGGCCCGGGAGCAGATGTTCGTGCGGCAGCACTTTCAGAACCTGGCAAAACAGGCGGAGGAGATGAAACAGATCTATCCGGATTTCGATCTGAAGAAAGAGCTGGACAATCCGACGTTTTTCCGGCTGACGCAGCCGAACAGCGGCATCAGCGTGAAGGATGCCTACTACGCCGTGCATCATGCGGAACTTGAACCGCAGGCGATGGCCTACGGAATCCAGCGGGCGCAGAGCCAGATCAGCCAGACGCTGCAGGCCAACCGGGCCAGGCCGACAGAAGCGGCCATGAAACCCGGCGGACAGGCAGCCGAAATTACCGTCGATCCCCGGCAGATGACCCGTGAATACAGACAGCAATTAAAAGAGCGGGCACGCAGAGGCGAGACCATTGTTTTCTGATGTGCCCCGGAAAGGATGGCACAATATGAAATTCCTGAACCTGAAAATGTTTGCGGATGCCGGTAACCTGGTTAACGCTACCGGCCAGTATGTAAACGCATATACCGGAGTTGGAACCCCGTTCGCCGGAACGGATACCCTGACTCCCACCATGAAGACCTTCTATGACACCGAGCTGCTGGAGAACCACCGGGATCAGCTGATTTTCGCTCAGCTGGGCCGGAAGCAGGGACTGCCGGCTCGGCACGGCCGGACCATTGAGTGGCGGAAATGGAACACTCTGCCGCTGCTGCAGGAACTGACCGAGGGCGTCATTCCCACCGGCGAGAAGCTGGGCATGACCAGCATCAACGTCACCCTGGCGCAGTACGGCGAATATGTCGCTGTCACTGACCTGCTGGAGCTGCACGCGCTGGACGACGTGATCGCGGGCGCCGTGGAGGAACTGGGCGCCACCAGCGGCAAGACTAATGACCTGCTGGTCCGCAACGTGCTGAAATCCGCGACCAATATCCTGTTTGCGGACGCCATCAACAAGAGCACCGGCGCGTATGTCTCCACACCGGCCACAGAATCGGCCCTGCAGACCGCGCTTGCCACCTATGACTGCAACCTGACGCCCACCATGATCAACAAGGCCTACACCAACCTGGTGACCGGCGGCGCACCGACGTTCCGCGGCGGCAAGTATGTGGCGGTCGTGCATCCCCATGTGGCGTATGACCTGCGGCAGAACAAGGACTGGATCGACTACCACAAGTATGCAGCTCCCGAAGAAATCTTCAACGGAGAAATCGGCGAACTGCACAATGTGCGTTTCATCGTCAGCAACCTGGCGCCCGTCATCAAGGCCCAGGGCCAGACCTATGCCACCTACAAGACCATGTTCTTCGGGAAGGACGCTTTCGGCGTGATCGATCCGGAAGGCGCCGGCATGGAAACCATCGTGAAAACCAAGGAGCAGGTGGGCGGCCCCCTGAACCAGTTCAGCACGGTAGGCACCAAGATGGAGACCGCCGCGAAGATCCTGTACCAGGAACGGATGTGCACCGTCTGGAGCGGCAGCAGCTACTCCGGCACCGACGCGGCCAACTGACAGGAGGGTTAAACCATGCGGATGAACCTTCATTTGTTCGAAGGCGGACACAGCGTTAGTGTGTACGCCGACGACGGCGCAACCGCAGTGGCGGATAAAACCAGCGATGTGGCGAAGGACGCGGAAGTGACCCTGACCATCACGCTGGAAACCGGGAAAAAGGTGGACGAGATCGAAGTCGTCGCCGGCGGCGTGGAAGTAGACATGGACGACTACACCTTCACCATGGGCGAGGAGGACGTGGTGCTTTTTGTGAAGACGAAAAGCAGCACCGTCTACTACAAGGTGACGGAAGAATGCAGCGCCGTCGTGAACGACGTTAAGCAGATCTTCCACAAGAACACCGTGCTGGTGCTGACCCCCAACGGGGTGCCGCACGCGGTGAGCGTGGAATCCGGCGGAGCGACGGTCACCCTGAACGACGCCGTGCAGAGCCTGATTGACCAGGGGATCCTGGTGAAAATCTGATGGCATGACCTGAGAGCAGTCATGACATATCAAAACTCCTTCCAAAGGGAGCCGGGGATGCGCCGGCTCCCGGCGGAGGGGGATTCGCTGGCCTAAGCAGCAGAAAGGAAAATGAAAATGGCAACTAAGAAAAACGCGATTCCTGCAGAGGAAGAAGTCCAGGCGGCAGTGCCGGCGGAGGAATCCGAAACCCCGAAGAATGACGACGTATGGTCGCAGATGGTGGACGTCGTGGTGCCCAGGAAGCCCAAGGGCGAGGACCAGAATTTCTACATCTGCATCAATGACCGGAGGTTCTACATTCCGGCCAACGGTAAGGTGCAGAAGCTGCCGCTGCCCGTCGCGGAGATCCTGGCGGACAGCCTGGAAGACGAAGCGAAGGCGGAGGATTACATGGACTCCATGCCCAACCGGGACGGGAGCAATCCTGTGCCGCATGCCATTCAGTGACAACCGGGAACGACCCGGTCAGAAGACGGGGGACTTCCCCGTCTTTTTGCAATAACAGGGGGAAAAACGATGAATATTCAGACAGCAATTGACCGGGCGGACATGATGAAACCGAACCTGATGGATCGAAAGCTGAAGGTGGCCGCGCTGAGCGAACTGGACGGGCTGATTCACCGGGAAATCATCCTGAAGCATGAGCATCCGGAGGAGGCGGAAACCTTTGAAGGATACACCATGGACACGGACCCGGGAACCGAACTGATCGCGCCGTGGCCCTACGATGAGCTGTACGGGTTCTGGCTCATGGCCCGCATTGACGAGCAGAACCTGGAAATGGACAAATATGAGAATGACCGGTCGCGATTCAATCAGGCCTATGAGATGTTCCATGACTACTGGCGGAGGACGCACATGCCGCTGAGCAACAACAGAGAGTTGAGGATCTGACCATGAACTATCTGCCGCAGCTGATGAACGGAGAAAAGCAGACGCTGAACACCACCACGTTCGGCGGATATAACCATCGGGAAATCATTTCCGACGGGGAGATGTACAAGACGAAGAACCTGAGCGGACGGATGTATCCGGCTATGACCACCAGGAAAAAGCGCGGGCTGGTGGATCTGGGCGAGGCGCCGGCGCTGACAGGGATCAGCGGACGGGACCAGCTGGTTTTCTGTGCCGGGACGCATGTCTACTACAATTTCGCGGAGGTGACCGGGATCACCGTCAGCGCGGACACATCCATGTGTCCGAAACAGATTGTCAATTTCGGGGCCTACGTGCTGATCCTGCCGGACAAGGTTTTTTTCAACACAGTGAACCAGAGCGACTGCGGCACCATTGACCGTCTTTTCAGCGAGAGCGGCAGCAGCCTGAGCCTGACCATGTGCCGGGGAGACGGAACCAACTATGACATGACGCAGATCACCGTCAGCACCACGGCGCCGGCGAATCCCACCGGGGGCCAGCTGTGGATTGACCAGAGCGGGGACAACGACGTGCTGCGGCAGTTTTCCACCGGCACGGCGGAATGGGTGGAGGTAGCCACAACCTATGTGAAGCTGAGCGGAACCGGCATCGGGAACGGGCTGGCGGAGTACGACGCCATCACCCTGAGCGGGCTGGCGGCGCCGGATGCGGAAACGGCGCGGGTGAAGGCGCAGGTTTCCGCGCTGAACGGGTCCTACCTGGTGTATCAGGCGGGGGAAAACTACATCGTGATCATGGGGCTGATCAGCAAGACGCTGAACGCGCTGAAGACACAGACCGTGCGGGCCGACCGGAAAATGCCGGACATGGATTATATCGTAGAAAGCAACAACCGTCTGTGGGGATGCAAATACGGCATCAACGCAGCCGGGGCCGTGGTCAATGAGATCCGGGCATCCGCGCTGGGGAATTTCAAAAACTGGGAAAGGTTCATGGGCAACAGCCAGGACAGCTATGTGGCCAGCGTGGGCAGTGACGGGTTTTTCACCGGGGCCGTGACGCTGAAGAACTATCCGGTGTTTTTCAAGGAGAACTGCATTCACCAGGTCTACGGACAGACGCCAAGCACGTTCCAGATCAACACGACACAGGCACGGGGCGTGCAGCAGGGCAGCGGCCGCAGCGCCGTGGTGGTCAATGAGCGGGCGTATTACAAGAGCCGGACGGACGTGATGATGTTTGACGGGAGCATCCCGGTTTCCGTCAGCGACGCG